CGCCGTTGGGTGGTGCGTCGGTGTAGAGGATCGCAGCGAAATCAGCCGCCGCTTCCGCCGCGCTCAGAACCGCTAGATTATACCTGCGAAGCTGTGCGAACAATGGCAAGGCCGCCGTCAGTTCCGGAACGCCCCGGTGCAGTCCCGGCCGATCCTGCCGGAAGATATGCAGCATATAGTCGGCAGGAACGATTACCGCTTCCTCACCGGGCGCGTAACGCATATCACCGGGATGATACTTCATTACCTGATAGCTTGCCGGATTGCCCCAGTCGTCGAAACTGATGCCGTCGATGAGCTTGTCATCCGGCAGCCAGACCAAGTCGCTGCAGACCCGGTCGGCCTCAATCAGCATCAGGTCGAGTTTTACCTCGTGCCGGACTTTGGGATTTGTACTCATAACCGCGAAGGCCTCGCCGTCCTGGCAGCGCGCCATCCGCATGGTGCGCAGTTTCGAAGGCAGCTTCACCGCCTCCGCCCATTGCATGAACTCAACTTCGATCTCATCGTTGAAATCCTCATCGGAAGTAAGCATTTGGAGCCTTGGGCCGGTGCCAATACAGTCGTTAGCCAGCATCTGGACCAGTCCTTTGGCATATGAATTATTCGCCACCTCGTAACGCGACCGCGTCCGCAGCGTCCGGCGCACCTCCGGCGACGCTTCCATGTCAGCTGAAAGATGGTCTGCCGCCGCCCAGTGTCGCTTGTTGTCATGCGTCGTTTGCGCCGCGTCGAACCGCGCCCGTAACTGCCGATTCCAGCCGGTAATTCTACGAACTGGAGAAACAGGCCGGGGTACGGCTGCAAATTCTATTTTCCTGCCGTTCGGATGGAAAAGATATGTACCGTTTGGTTTCACTATTTATGCATTTCCTCTTGACAAAAATTGATTATCGTTGTATTATTGTATTGACGATGTATTAACGTAAAAAACGGAGTTTTTCGAGCATGATCAAAACATTGACAAAACACGGGAACAGCATGGCGCTGGTTATAGAAAAACCTATCCTTGATCTTTTGGGCGCGGATGCGGAAACTTCATTCGACATCACAACTGACGGCCAGGCTCTGGTATTAACGCCGACGCATGGAAAAGTCCGGACAAAAAGGTTCAAGAAAGCTCTGACCGCCGTCAACCGGAAGTATCCCAAAGCCCTGAAAAAACTCGCTGAGTGAATATGAAACCGGAATTTCTTTCCCTGGCTGAAGTGCTGGAAATACATCAGGACCAGTTGGCGCGTTACGGCGGCGAAGCCGGTATCCGCGATCTTGGCCTGCTTAAATCCGCCCTCAGTATGCCGTCCGCCACCTATGGCGGAAATTTCCTGCATTCAAGCATCTATGAAATGGCCGCGGCTTATCTTTTCCATATTGTCCAGAACCATCCTTTTGTCGATGGCAACAAGCGCACCGGAGCGGTTGCGGCACTGGTATTTCTTATCCTCAACAGTTATGATTTTGACGCACCGGAAGATAATTTCGCCCAAATAGTGCTTGATGTCGCAAGCGGAAAAGTGTCCAAGCCGGAAGTTGCCGTATTCATTCAACGCTGGGCCGTAAAGCATTAAGTTCTTGCTCATTATGCACCTCCCGATGCGCTCATCTTACTTATTCTCAGCCCCGAACCGGCTTTTTTGACAGCCTGTTTCGAGTTCAAATAGCGATCGGCTTCGATCTGATCTCTGATGGAATGCTGTTCTACTTTCTGGCCGTCGCTTTCAGCCGACTTCGGTCCGGATGCGTTGTCTTTGATTTTCTGTTCAAGTTCGCTCATTGAAAAAGTCCTCCACCATTTGTATTCTCATTCCGACCCATCTGGCTACGTTCGTGCAGAAACTGTTCCCGCAGGCTTTGTAGCGGTGTGAATCCGGGCATTCTTCTTCACTTTTGCCGTTCCAGGCGATGCGTGTGTGGTTGTCCGGAAATCCCATCAGCCTTTCGGCTTCGACCGGCATCATTCTCCGGACCACGGATTTATAGGCGACGCCGTGCGGCGAAACCGTGTTCAGGGTATATTGGATTTCCTCTTTTACCCCGGCGCCGTTGCCGCCGTTTTCGAGCTTGCGGTTGATGATGTTTTCCGCTATTGCGTAACTTTTGAGCACGCCGTAGCTGTCGCATCCGCTGCGTAGTGTCGGAGCCAAGCCTTCCTCGTATCCGACGCTTCCGGCTTTCTGCCCTTGGCCCGGCAGGAATCCGGCGACATGCAGCACTAAGCCCAAATTCCCACCACCGGTACCGGCGCGGGCATTTATCTGCGGACTCACACCTTCAGTCAGTTCCTTTATCCGGGAATCATTCGGATGGTTTTCGTAGCAAATAACCGGAGGCTGTTTATAATCGGTAGCCCGAAGCGGATAATGAATCTGTTCCTCGGTTTTGAATTCCTGCGGACGGTTGTTCAGGCAGACCACGGTTGTCGGTTCAGCGCTGTTGCCGGATTCACGGCAGATAATCGGAGCTTCATGGTTGCAGTTCAAAGTCGGGGATTTTTCACTCAGAACCTCGGCATTTCCCTGACCATGTGCCGCGCATAAGGCATTCAACGGCTGTCCGTTTTCCTTCACGAAGGTGTGCTGCTGCTCTTTGCCGCTGACTCCACCAGTGCTCGCCGTAACGCTTCTGGCAATTCCCGTTTGCGCTTTTCGCTGCGGCGGAGTATGCCCTCGCAGGCTTTCTTCGTCAAAAAGTACCGCCGCGGCACGTTCCCAGCTTCCAATACTTCCGATAAGGAAGAGACGCCTTCGTCTTTGAGGCACAGCCCTTGGATGCCCGTCCACTCGCACGAACTGAGCGTCAAGAGTTCGCCATGCCAGCCCGTAGCCGCTTGGGGCGGGAGTGACGATGCCGGAATTCTTCCATCCTCTGACGACATCGCCGTTTTTTTTCTTTCCGAGAACAGGAACTTCAACTTCCCATCCGCAGAAAGATGATAGTATTTCAGCAAAGGCCCGGCCATTGCTTTGTGACAGCATCCCTGGTACATTTTCAAGACAAAACCATCGTGTTTCAAGGCGGTAAGCCAGTCGAGCAAACTCAAGCGAGAGGTTGCCGCGCGGATCATCAAGTCCCTTTCTAAGCCCCGCACATGAATACGACTGGCATGGGGGGCCTCCGATAAGCAAGTCAATTTTTCCGTCATAATCATCCTTGGTTATTTTTGTAAAATCCCCGAGGTTCAGAATACTTCCGCCCTCCGGGAACGTTGCGATTTTCTTTTGCCACAGCTCGCGCTGTTTGCGTTCTTTTTCCGTGTCCGCTTCAGCCGGTTCCAATACGCTCTTCGGTCTCGTAGCCCCGAATTTCTGCATTAAAACCGCGCACGGAAACGGCTCGACCTCAGCGAAAAACGCCGGTTTCCAGCCCAGCGGTCCCCAGGCAAGGGTTGCCGCTTCGACGCCGCTGCATATGCTTCCGTACCGCATGTATTTTCCTTTGTGGTTAATGGTTAAATGGCTTGCTGAAGGAGCCCGATAAGTTCTTTTATCTGTTCCCTGGAAAGGCGTTTCCTGACGATGTCGAAAACCTTTTCCACATTGCCGATCTCTTCTGCGGCCTTGTCCAATGCTTCAGGACTGCCCTGTAAAGGTTTTACCGTCTGGTTATAGGCTTTGTTGATACTCATTTCCCCGGATTTAACCGCTTCTTTGATTTCGCCAGGGGCTTTGTCGAGCACGGCTCTGGCCTTCTCGACTTTGCCCCTGCCGATGCCTAAAACTTTCGCGGTTTCATTTGCTGATTTCCCCAAAGCCACATGTGTGGCTTTGGAGGTTTTCGCCTCAAAGTTCAGTGTTCTGTCTCTCCTCTTATCCAGCTCGGAAACACACTGGAGTATTTCCTGATCAGAAAGATTCCGGCGGTTGCTCTGGCATTTTATGGCGTATTCCAACGCCTCATCTTCCGTAGAGAAACTCTTTACCTCAACCGGAACTTCAAAAGTATTGGTAAGCTCAGCGGCCCTCAGGCGGGTGTGCCCGTCAAGTACCGTGACATTATGCCCCTGCCAGAGAACTATCGGACGGGTATGGTCAAAACCGTGTTTCCTGATGTCCTTGACAATTTCATTCAGGATGTTGTCCCGAATCGGAAACAGGTCTTTGAACGGCGCTTTTACCTTCAAATCTCTGGTGAACATCATCTCAAATCACCTCCGGGAACGCTTCCGTATCGCGCCATCTCAAATTTTTGATCGTCTTCCCTTTACGGACATAATTCCACGCCTTGAAAAACAGCGCGATAAGCGTCCTTGAGCCGGGTTTGATATTTTCACCTTTATTCTGAATAAGAACGTTCCGCAGACTCAGGGCGGGATATCCCGCGTGAAGGTCTTCGCCTGTGATCACCTGCCGGATAAACTGATCGGCTCCCCGCGGATCGCGTAGAGAAAATACAAAATGGCAGAAGGCGACGATTGTCCGGTTGCAGAGACGCCGTGCAGGCGCGGACTTTTTCACACTTTCCTTAATCGAGGGATAACGTTCAAGCAGGCTCAGCAGAACCTGATGATATACGGCATCGCTACCGGAACGCTTCATTTTGTTATCGAGGTAAAGATAGATGTATGCCAGCCTCAAGGTCGCCGCCAGCGTGTTGTTGTTTTTACAGTCCAGAATTTTCAGTATCTGTCCTGTCGTGCGCTTGCTGCCCTGGTCCATGGTCTTGAAGTTTTCCGTTTCAATTCCATAGACGGCCAGCATCGGAACCGTCACGCCGCTTTTGATAATTGCCTTGAGCCGGTTTTGCCCGTCAAGGAGTATGCCCTGGTTGGAAAAAACAATCGTTTCTCCATTGAATCTCCAATGTCCGGCTTCCATTGCCTGGGCGTAGCGGAGGTTGACTATATCGCTTATGCCACGGTTCATGCTGTTGTATTTCAGAAAGGTTTCCGCCATTTCCGGCGTGACCATAACGGCCTGGGTAAAGCCGTAAAACTCCACCGGTTCCGCATTGCGGATTGTATCGAAAACTTCATGGTTTACGGATTTTGCCGAGATAATTGCCTGATGTTTTTCATTTCGCATTTTCATATGCTCCTATATTTGGTTAAGGATCGATGACTGACTTTATTTCTTTTCTTTCTCATCCGGATAATGCCGTTGGCGAGAATGGATGCGACTTCCTGAAGCGGTGAATTCGTCTGTGTTTCTTTCTGCATAGAGCCTCCTTTTAAGATTTCGGTAGGGATTGCCTTTCCACTCTGTACATACGAGCTGAGAGTGAAATTCAGACCCATGAAACTGGGGGTGGAAGCGTTTTTAATGGAAATTTCTTGCGGGGAACAGGTTAAAACGAGCTTATCGCTTATTTCTGCGCATCTCGGAAAGCTTGATTCTTTCACCGGGCATTCTGCCGGCTGCGATTTCACGGCTGCCGCCTCTGCGGTTGGAC